ATAACAAGGGAGTATCTACATAGACTATATGACAAGCAAGAAGGACTCTGTGCATACACTGGTATAACGATGACACATGTTAAGGATGGCACAGGTTATCACTTGAGTAATATCAGCATTGACAGGGTAGACAATACGAAAGGATATGTTGAAGACAACATAGCCTTGGTGTGTCTCTCTACCAATATGATGAAGTACACGATGGAGTTAAAAGATTTGGTCAAATGGTGTAAACTTGTAGCTATACATTTTAAGGATGAACAATGAGTATTAATGACAAAACAATGAAGCAAAGGAAAGAGGAATTTGTGCAGCATTTCTTAGTAACAAAGAACGCTACAGAAGCTGCCAAACGGTGTGGGTATTCAGAAAGATCAGCTTACAATTCTGGCTACAGACTGATGAATGATGATGAAGTTCAAGAAATGCTTGCAGCTGAGTTAAAAGAGAGCAAAGAACGCAACCTACAAGACCATGACAGCATCATAGAGCAGCTCAAAGACGAGGCTATGGGTAAAGTGTCAGGTCATACAGCAGGCAGCCGTGTAAAGGCTCTGGAGCTTTTGATGAAATACTACCAGATGATTGATAGTTCTCAGAAGCTTGAGTTATCAATGAAAGATTCTTGGTTTGAAACTCTCGATTTTGACAACAAAGAGGATCACCTTCAATAGGGGAAGCTCTCCGATCTCAATATGCTGAAACCTGAAACCCGCATAAACAAAGGGGTGGGGAGTGCTGGGCTGGGTACCTCTATAACATATACACCCTATACACCCTATGGACCTAGGGGGGGATGGTAATTTTACGAATGGAAATAGAAAAAAGTAAAATTCAAAAAATTATAAATACCTTTAAGACGAATCTCAGTCAATATGCGAAGCATTGTCTCAAGATTATTAACAAACAGGGGGCACTTATACCCCTGGAGTTCAACGAGGCACAGCAACTATTAGATAAACAGATACAAAATCAATATAAAGAACATGGCAGAGTAAGAATACTCATCTTGAAGTCACGACAAACAGGTATATCTACCTATTGTCAGGCACGAGGGTTCTGGAAAACAGTGTCAGCCCAGAATCAGAATGCGGTAGTAGTCTCACATTTGAACGAATCTACTAAAGCTATCTTCGGAATGGTGCGAAATTTCTATGATAATTTGCCACACCCATTAGTTACCCCAGACTTAAAAGAGTCTACTAGCAATTCTATGGCATTTACCCATGGTTCTAGATGGAGAATCGCTACTGCTAGGACAGGTGAAGTCGGGAGAGGGTGGACAACTAACTACTTACACGGTTCTGAGGTAGCCTTTTACCCGAATGCAGACATAATTCCAGGGTTGCTTCAGACCGTCCCAGAAGCTGAGTCAGAAATATTACTTGAAAGTACCGCTAACGGAGCAGGGGGTTGGTTCTACGATGCCTGCATGCGAGCTCTGCGTGGTGAAGGTGAGTGGGAGATATGCTTCATACCTTGGTATATGATGTCAGAGTACCGTAGAAAGCCTGACCCATACTTCGAGTTAGAGCGTGAAGAAGAAGATATCAAGAAGATGTTTGACCTGGACGATGAGCAGATCATGTTTAGACGCTTGAAGATACAAGAACTAGGTGGCGAAGATTTGTTTAGGCAAGAGTACCCGTCTACCCCGCAGGAAGCATTTTTAACAACAGGTAGATTATTTGTCGAGCCGAAGTTCATAGATCAAGCCGCAGTAGAATGCTTTACCCCGATTGCCCGCTACGATGTGCGTGAAACCGAGTTCGTTACACACGAAAAAGGGCTCCTAAAAATTTTCGAGAATCCAAAGGATTCTCTTAGATATTGTATTGGAGTTGATGTGGCAGAAGGCTTAGAGCATGGCGACTACTCTTGCATTCAAGTGTTGGACCATATGGGGAACCAAGTTGCGACTTGGACTGGGCATGTTGACCCGTTTGACCTCGCCTACATAGTTGCGAAGATTGGACACTTCTATAATAAAGCCTGGACATTGATTGAAAGAAACAACCACGGGCTGACCACCATCCGTAAAATTCAAGAATTAAATTATCCAAACCTCTATGTTGAACAAAGCGTTGATGATGCTTATGTTGACAGGCTAACCAGGCGTGCAGGTTTTTTGACTACAAGCAAGACAAAACCTTTAATTATTGATAACTTAGTACACTTACTACGCCAAGGAGAAAGTGGTATAGTAGACAAAGAGCTGATTGATGAGCTAAGAACTTACATCGTTGATGCTCGAGGAATCACAAATGCCCAACAAGGGTGTTTTGATGATAGAATAATGGCATACGCTATTGCTTTGTTTGGATTGAACAGTATGCCAAGAAAACATAGACAAAACTTTAAGAGAGTAAAGAAACAATTTTTTTAAGACATGAGCAAAGAACTAGGACCAGAAGGGATACCAGCGGGAGCTGATCCAAGTAAAGAAGAACAAGAAGAACTTAATTCGCTTGGCAGTGTATTACGCTCCAAGTACAGCGAGTATAAAGATGCTCGTGATGATATAGAAGACGGGTGGATAGAAGACCTAAGAGCATTCATGGGACAGTATGATCCTGAAGTGCTCGCTAAGATTGAAGCAAAAGGTGATCGCTCACAAGTCTATGTAGGCTTGACCCGAACCAAGGTGCTCGCAGCTTTTTCAAGAATAACCGATTTACTCTTTCAACCAGGACAAAAATTCTTTTCTATTGAAGCTACACCAGTAGCTAAACAACCATTAGTTGAAAAAGAACTAACAGAGAAAGCAGCTTTAGAAATAATGCAGGCTGCTGAAGTAGTTGATCCAAGTCTAGTGGATGATTTAATACAAGAAAGATTAAGAGAACTTAAAGAAGAGATAGAAGAAGAAACAAACCTGCGTGTTGATAACATGGAAGAAGCTATTCTTGATCAAGCAGTAGAAGCCAACCTTGAAGGCAAAATGAAAGATGCCATTATGGAACAAGTCATATTTGGTACAGGAGCCATGAAGGCTGGTACGCTCAGAGTAGAAAAAGATCACAAATGGATCAAAGGCGAAGAAGGCTTTAGTTTAATTTATGAAGAAAGCCCAATGCCTGAAATGGAAGCTGTCTCAGTATTTGATCTATATCCTGATCCGCATGCAACCTCTATGGATGACATGCGTGATATTTTTAGAAGACACATTATCTCAAGAACAGAGTTTGCTGATCTAAAAGATTATCCAGGGTTCAATGCATACTATATTGATGAGTGCATAGAAATGAATCCAGAAGGTAATCATGACGAAGCTCAACATGAGATTGATAGAAGAAACATTGCTAATGTAAATGATAGCAGTACAAACACCCATAAATTTGAAGTCCTAGAATACTGGGGCTCATTGAATGGACATGACTTACAGGACGCTGGCGTTGAGTTTGATGAGGGTAACGACCTCTCTCAAGAGTACCACGCTAACATCTGGATGGTTGATGGCAAGGTTATTAAAGCACAGCTTAACCCTTTGCCTGGTGGTATAATTCCATATTTTATATTCCCCTATGAGAAAAACCCCCACGCATTCTGGGGTACTGGCGTACCTAGAATGATGAGAGATTCTCAAGCCACCATGAATGCAGCTACCAGAATATACTTAGATAATGTTGCGTTATCATCTGGACCTATGGTGGAAGTTAATACAGACATCATGGCTTCAGGTGAGGACCCAACAGAGCTTTACCCTTGGAGAGTATTCTTAAGGGAAGGTGGTGATGGAAACCAGCCTATGGTTCGTTTTTATCAACCCCAGTCAAACTCCCCAGCACTTGTATCTGTCATAGAATTATTTAGAAGATTTGCCGATGAGACTACGGCACTACCGTCCTACACACACGGACAAACACAAAGTTCACTTAATAGAACTGCCACAGGTATTTCTATTCTTATGAGCAACGCAAACATAGTCTTGAAATCAGTTATTAAAAACATTGACGACTATCTAACAAAACCAATGATTCGCTCATTATATGATTGGAATATGACTTGGAATGAAAATGAAAAAGTTAAATCCGATATGCGTATTGTTGCTAAAGGTTCCACAGCCCTGATACAGAAAGAAGTACAATCACAAAGATTGTTACAGTTCTTATCGCTGATTAATAATCCAATGGATGCACAAATGGTTGATAGAGAAAAACTATTGACTGATATTGCAAAGTCCTTAGATATTGATCCAGACGAAGTAATTAAATCACAAAAGGAGTTAATGGATGAGCAAGCATTACAACAAGCTATCATTGCCAGCCAGCAAGGCGGTCAAGTTGATCAAGTCCAGAATGCCGAAG